GGGCACAAAGAATATACGACACGTAAAATAGATCCAGTGTTCAACATGAAAGCTTTCCGCCATCTTGTGAACACACATACTGTGGGTAAACCTGCGAGTATTTCCCCATCACCTGAGGACGAAGGAGAAATTATTCCTTTCCCTGGGGTGTTGAGAAAAGGTTCGCAGTCAGCGGCAGTGAAGTTTGTTCAGAGTTGTGTTGGCGCTAAGCGAGATGGCGTTTTTGGTAGAGGGACACGAGCTAAAGTTATTAAATGGCAGCGGGCACACGGCTTAGTTGCAGATGGCATAGTTGGTCCAGCTACTTGGGCAGCAATGAAATTGAAAAGGATAAAAAGTTTTGTTAAACCCACGTTTTATTAAAGACATTTTAGAAAGAGCTATCGCAACATTCGCTCAAGCTTGGGGTGCAGCTATGGCTATCCCAGGTCCTAGCCTTGTTGACTCATTGAAAGTTGGTGGCGTTGCTGCTTTAATGTGCATAGGCAAAGCTTTCGCTGCATCTAAGGTAGGAGATCCTGAGTCTGCGTCTATTGGTAAAGGTTAACCCTTAACGGGATGGGATCTTATGACATATCGGCAGTCGGGGATTATATATAGACAACCAAACTTTGCATACAATAAAAGTGATGCGACTGTATCGGTAGCTACTATAGCTGCGACTGCTAATTTAGTTTTAACAGCTTCATATACCTATAGACCTAGCGAAAGACCAGGCTTTGTTGACTACAGAAACCCATTTGCTTACAACGAATTAGGGTTTGAGTACAACGAACGAGACAATACTAAACCAGATAACCGACTACTAAAAATTTACAATCAACCTAATGTTGCTTATCGTCAAGCAAGTAGTGTTGGCATTTCATTTGTTGCTGTTGCATTCCCTGGGTCAATTCCTATTGTTGCTACAGTAGGTGGTACAGGTTCTATACCTGTAACTATTGTTGCTGCCACTATTGGGTGTACTTCTGAAGTAGCTAGTCACACTGGCCCGTTAATAATTAATCTTGATATGAATTACATTGAGATTGCTGGGCATATACCAACGTTAGTTACGATACCGACAGCAGTTATTTCAGCAATAGTAACACCTGCAAATATAGGTATTATTGGTTACCCAAAACCTGTATCATTGTATATAACAACAACTATTGATGCAGAACATATAGGTGCTAAAGCAGAATTAGAAGATGTAACTACACCTATGAGTTACATTGCAACACCTGCATCTATAAGCATTGATGCCACATTCTATGCAATACCTATGTTTAGCAGGATTGATTTCATTATACGAAATATAGTGCCCCCTGTTTTAGAACCTTGGCAACCTACACCTGCTGCCTATGCACTAAGACGTTACTATCTGCCTGGTCCTCGTGGAGAGAATGTCTTTATAGTAAACAATGCTATAGTTCAGACATACCAGCCAGCCGATCAATCAACTGTAACTCGACAAATACTTGGGGGGCATGATGCTCCAGACGATTTAACTGATACTGAAGTAGCATTGTTAATAGCAGCCGGATATCCCTTTAGCGTAGGACCACAAAATGCCCTTGTATAGTTATCGTTGTGAAGAATGTGCCGAATTTTATGACATACGTCATGGGTTCCATGAAGAAACTAATCATGTCTGTAACAAATGCGAAGGCAAACTTAATAAATATTATGGGCACGTAGTAGTTGCAGCATCTTGTATGCCAACACGCTCCATCACAGATTTTAAAGCAACAAAAGCTAAATACGATAACCAATGTGCTGACATGCCTGCTTACAAAAGACTGGTACAAGATGGTATCCAACCTCCACAGATAGATGGATCTGCACACTTAGAAAAACATGGCAACTCAAAACTTGAAATAGAATCAGGACACGTACTAACACCGGGGGTATTCAAAAAAGAGAACGCTCGTCTTCAAGAAGCATTAGGACCAGGATAATGACTGCACAAGTTTGGATAGATCAAACACGAAACATGCTTCTATCAAGTTACGTTGAAGAGTTACGTGTCTTAGAGACTGCTGTAACTGCTAGCGCAACTGAAACAACTTTAATTGTTACTAGCGCAGCGTCTTCAGGCATAGTACCTGGTGTTATTATTGAAATTAATCTTGAACTTTTCTATGTGACAGCTACATCAGGCACAGAGATTTCTGTTATCCGTGGCTACGCTGGTTCACCTATAGAAGCACACGCTGTATTAGATATCGTACGTATATCACCTAAGTTCCCTGCATTCAGAATCTTAGAAGCTTTAAACGATGACTTAGCAGATTTATCTGCACCAGATAATGGTTTGTTCCAAATGAAATTCACATCGTTTCAATACGTTGCACCTGTAGATGGATACAACATGGTTGATTCTGATGGTGTGGACTTAACATCTGAAGATGTTTTAGCTATCTATAGTGTTAGCTACGCAGACATTGGTGTTGCAAACATGCAACCTGACATTCAATCATGGTCATTGAAACGAACTCGTGATGTAAAGACTTTTACTAGTGGGCTAGCACTCATTCTGTATAGCGGTGCGGCACCTGGCAGAACAGTTACTGTTAACTATAAAGCTCCACTAAAACAATTAACACTTAGTGACGCTAGAGCAACGTCAGGTTTAGCAACAACAGCCTACGATTTGCCACCGTTAGGTGCAGCACTTAACTTAATGAGTACTACACCAATACGAAGAGAGTTTCTTGACGCTCAAGGTAGCTCACGACGTTCAGAAGAAGTTCCTCCTGGAGCTATATCTGCTTCAATGAGAGACTTGCGTGCACGTAGAAGCAGACGTATCGAATCGGAAGCTTCACGAATCGTTGCAATGTATCCGCAGATGTGGGGTAGGAACTCAGCAGTACAAAATAATTACTGGAACTATGCAGGTCCGCTCAGGTGAGTTTTAATTCAGAGTACTTGCCAGTTGAATTAAATAATGTATCGTACCGTATAGACACGACTCAGTACAGAAGAACTACTGTACCTGTAGCACGTCAACAGCGAGACAATAGTAAAGAACCAGGTGAAAATACTCTTGACACTACTGGTGCATGGGTTCGATCACAGACTGATTGGTCTTTAGGTGCTGGACAACTTTACTTAGACAATGAAGATTCAGATCGTCGTAGATTTTTTTCTTCTATTGGTATAGATGTTTGGACCAAAGGACAAGTTACTTTACTTAACAAAATGATTGTAACAGTTCCGTCAGGCATTTCAGGAACAAACATTATTGTTAAACGATTTGGAACATACATTTATGTAGCTACTAATACTCAAGTTTATTTTTCAAATACTCTTACCGCTGCTTCTATTACTTGGACTCCAATGGGCGCAACATCTGGTGCTGTCGTTGACATGACATCAGATGGAACTTACGTTTACTTTGCTGTAGCTACACCTAACGCAATCCAACGTCAAACTATTGGCTCAGCTATTGCACCTGCAACTTTAGGTTCACAAGTATGCAGCACAATACAGATGGCTGCTGGCAGATTAATTGGCACAAACGGAGCTGCTATATTTGAATTAGATGCAGCGGGTGCTAAAGCAACAGGCTCTTTAGATTACACATTTCCTTTTACAAATAGTTTATGGAAATCAATAACTGCTGGAGCTACAGGCATTTACGCTGCAGCTAACACAGACAACACAGGTTCTGTCTATTACATAGGTACTAATGCAACTAACGGTGCTTTATCAGCACCTATTTTAGCAGGCTCGTTGCCTCGCAACGAAACAATAAACACAATCTTAGGGTACGGCGGGTTCTTACTCTTAGCTACATCTAAAGGATTACGTGTAGCTCTTATAGATACATCATCTTCAAGCATTACTATTGGTCCAGCTATAGATACAGGTGGTGAAGCGTTTAGTCTTGAAGTTGATGGACAATTTGTTTGGTGGGGTACTGGGCTTGGTCTTACATATCGAGCAAACCTTTCAACATTTACAGCATCATTAGAACCAGCTTATGCATCTGATCTTCAAGCATCTATAGCATCACCTGCTGCTACTGACATAGTGCAAAGCATTGCACGTATAGATGGCAAATTGTTTACAGGCATAAAAAGCGCAGCAGCAGTATCTTTGTATAGAGAAAGTCATACTAATGAAAGAGTAGAGACAGGTTCTCTTGTAGCTGGAGAAGTTACATGGTCAACAGTTGTACCTAAACTATTACGTTCAGGTGTAATAGATCTTGACAGATCACAATACGAAAACTCTTCTGTTCATTACTCCGCTGCAGCAACCGACTACACCAACACAACAGACACCTACACGTTTGGTGCAGCAACATCAACTGCGGTAGGTACAATATCTTTGACAGCTAAGAACGGCAACAACGTTGCAGCTACATTAAGTAACTTGTCTACTGGTAAAGCTAAAGTATTTAACTTCTCTGATAACGTCAACGTTGCTATAACTTTTGATATAACTTTAACTTTGACAAGAGGCCTGAGTCC